CCCTGGCCGGCTACGGCGAGGGCAAGGACGCCAGCGCCCTCGATGACAAGGAGCGCGCCCGCCTGCGGCGGCAGGCGCTGGACTGGCTGCGCGCCGACTTGGACGCCTGGCGCGTGCTGCTGGACAGGGAACCGGACAAGGCCCCCGCCGTGGTGGCCCAGCAGATGCGGCACTGGCTGCAAGATGCCGACTTCAACGGCGTGCGCGGCCCCGACGCCCTGGGCAAACTCCCCCAGGCCGAGCGCGAGGGCTGGGGCAAGCTCTGGGCCGACGTCGCGGACACGCTGGCCAGGGCCCAGGGAAAAACGGCTCCCCAACCGAGGCCGGGGGGGAAGTAACAGGCATCCCTACAGCCCGTGAAGCCGGCGAGTCACGGCACTGATGTCCTGCTCCTCCCCGGCTGACGGCAGCGCGTGCATCTTGAGCAGGCGGATATTCACCGCGGGGGCTCCGGCGACGGCAGCTGCGGGGGCTGGTCGATGACCTCTTTCTTCTGCTCCTGCTGGCGGCGGAGGTATTCCTCGTAAACTTGGGCGAGAACCTCCGCGTTGGGGGCCAACCTCCTCCTCACCACCCGCCGCGCGGGGCACCCTCCGCGCCGAACCCCAATGCCCCGGTTCGGCCCCGGGGGGCCGTGTAGTCCCAGCCGAACGGGTCCGCCCGACCCTCCGTCAGCAAGCACGGCCCCTGCGGCTCGCCCGACGGTGCCCACGCCAGCTGGGCCAGGGCCAAGCTGGCGGCGTCCACGGCGTCGTCGTGAGTCCCGAAGGGGAACATCTCCAGCTCGTCGAGGAAGTCCTGGTTCCAGCCTCCGCGCAGCAGCTTGACCGCGCCGCCCTCCGCCTGCGCCGCCAGGGGCTGCGCGCGGTCGGCCTTGCTGCCGGTTGATCGCTTGCCGTGGAAGGTATAGCCCTGCAACAGGCGCAGGTAGTGGTCGGTGACCACCTTCCCGGCGGAACCCGGTTCCTGCTCCATGACGATGGCCGTTCCGCGGCCGTCCGCCTGCGCGGTCTGCCGCACCAGTGCTTCGACTTGCTGCGGCGTGCCCCGCAGCCGCCGCATGTCGAGGACGTAGAGCGTGCGGTCCTGGGCCTTGCCCATCAGCACGCCGGCCGTGTAATCCGGGTCGCGGGCCTTGCCTTCGTCCTTCGGGGTCGCGGCCAGGTCCCAGGCCCTCACGCGGGCCACCAACGGCGGCACGGCGTCCACGACCGGGAACCAGTGGCGTTGGAACAGTGTCCCGCCCGCGTCGATGAATTCCCCCTCCAACTCCTGGGCGGCCAGCGCGGCCGTGTATTGCCGTCTCGTGGTGTCGTAAAACCGCGGTGGCAGGAAGGGGTTGTCGGCCGTGCGGGCGCGGAAGATGGCGGTGTCGGGGCGGCCGGTGGCGAAGGTCTCGTGGGTCCAGTGCTGCCGGCCCTTGGGGGTGAAGGTCGCCGACAGCCAGCCCTGCTCTCCGGCCTCCCGCAAGCGGCCGATGGTGACCGCGAAGGCGTCCTGCGGCATCAAGCTGGCCTCGTCCAGCCACACCCCGGACAGGTTGGGGCCACGCAGGCGGTCGGGCTCGTCGGCGGAGCGGAAGAGCACTTCGGCGCCGGTGCGGAGGCGGATCGACGGCGGCGCGGAGCGCTTGACGTCGCCGGGGTCGATGATGCCCAGGTCCTCGCCGGCCACCTGCAGGAACATGCGGAAGGTCGCATCGGCGAGCATGGCGTAGGTGGGGGCGCAGACCATGTACAGCCGGCCGTCCCGGGCGCGGCGCGCCAGGTCGTAGGCGCCGGCCCAGCTCTTGCCGGAGCCGATGCCGCCGCAGAAGGCGCGGAAGAGGGCTTCACTGCGGAGGAATGCGGCTTGCGCCGGGTGCAGCCGGACCATCCGGGAGAGTTTCGTTGCTGCGGTCGCTGGGGGCACTGGAGACAACCTCCTCGATGACGTTGAGCGCGGCGGGGGCGGTGCGGTGGATGACCTCCTCGACGACGCGCAGCTCCACCTTGCCGCCGCCCTTGCCGGTGTGCTCGTGGCGCTCGGCGGGGAACAGCCCCTCCAGCTTGGCCTCGCTGTCGAGGATGCGCAGGGCGGTGCCGAAGTCCCCGGCGGCGAGGGCGTGGGCGTACAGCTGGCGGCGCTGGAGAAGGTGGCGGGCCAGCAGGTGCTCGGCCTGGGCGTCGAAGTAGTCCTTGACGAGCGCGTCGGCCGCCCGGATGTAGCGCCACAGCTGGGAGTCGCTGAGCCGCCAATCCTGTTCCGGCGCTGTCGCATACTCGCATATGTCGGGGAACTCCGCCCCGCCCAGGCGTAGCTTGAGCACCGCGCTAACCCTTTGCCGGACTTCCGCTTTGCTCGACTTCATGGTCCCGCACCCTGGCGTCTATCCATGCGGCATGGAAATCATGCAAGCCGGGGTCGTTGACGACGGCCAAGTTCTCCACGTTGCGATTCGTCCGCAGATTTGCGGACCCCTCGAAAACGAGTCCCAACCCGTCCGCAAATGCCAGTGTAACGACCTTGGCGTGGCAGCGGGAAGAGCCGACGGTCTGGCCGCGTTGCTCGGCCAGCTCGGCAACGGCGCCCCGGTAAACTTCGGGGGATGCTTTGGCCATGAAGTCGGCCGCCAGGAGCATCAGGCGCCTGACCAGCCCCTCGTCGATCCACCGGGCCATCTCCTGCACGTTCTTGTGTCCGAACGACAGGGTGGAAATCCGGGCGTGCTCGCAAGGGCAGGGGCGGGAGCGGATAACGCAGGTCAGCACCAGGGCGAAGTCGAAGAACCCCATCAGGAGCGTGTGCAGGCTCTCCCCGGGGCCCGGCAGGTGGGGGATTACCTCGGCGGCCTTCCTCAGCTGGGCGGAGCGGCGGAGCCGGGCCTTGAACGCGTGGGCCCTCTGGCGGAAGTCGGCGGCCACGGGCCTGGTGGCAGAGGGCAGACCCGGGAAGCCGGTGGTGAAGGTCAGGGGCGGCGGGGAAGGGAGCAAGGCTCACCTCCGGCGGGGCTTCATGTAGAACTGCGCCGTGTAGCGCTGCGCCGGGGTCAACTTGCGCTTGCCCTTCTTGGCGCCGCCGGCGGCCTTCTTCTTGGGCGCCAGGGCGCCGAAGGGGAACGACAAAGGATCGTCGGTCTTGCTCTTTGCCACGTTCTCTCTCCTCTTTAGTTCCACTCCAGCCGCCGGTGGAGGCAGCCGCGGAACTCCTCGACCTTGTCCCGCGCCCACTCCAGGTATGCGGGGCGGTTGGGGTCGTCGCGGTAGATGGTTCCCGACGCAGGTCGGCCACCTGGCGGAGGTCGGTTGCGGCAGGGGCGCCAGCGGTTGCTCGCCGAAGTTACCAACCGCATCCCAAGCGTCCTCCGCCCACCTGGACACAATGATAACCTCCACCTCACGTTGAGGCGGAGGGGTTGTCAAGTCATTTCGTGGCGGTTGACTTATTCGGGCGTCCTGCCTACCACGCCCAGTCATCGTGGGCCTGGGCGGGATTGATCACCACGCACTCGGCTGGGTCCTGGCCGTCGCTGGCGCAGGTCCACTGGATCAGGTCGCCGTCGCCGCCTACGTGGAGGACTTTGCAACGGTTCGTCTTGCCGTCGGCGTCCGTGTAGACGAGATAGCCCTCCACGAGTTGGACGTCGGTTTGCCGGCCGTTGACCTTGCTCGGCACGGCCTCGCCGCGCCTCAGGGCGGCGCAGGCTTCCTGGGGGTAAGAAATGGTAAACATAGTTTCTCCTTTTTTTGTGATTAAAGGTTACGTAACTCTGCCAAGAAACCAAGCCCCCTGCTGGGTTCGAACCAGCAGGCCACCTCCACGACCGCACCGCACCCATTGGCCCCGATTAAGCGTACCCGCCGCCGGCCAGCTCGCGCGCCACCTGCGCGCCCACGACCTCCGGCCGGTACAGGAGGGCCTCGGTGTCGGCCTTGTGCAGCAGGGCCAGGGCGATCGCGTCGAGCGCCTCGCCGGCCGCCCCGGGCAGGCCCGCCAGGGTGCCCTCAACCCCGGCGGTCTCGTCCAGCGCCTCCACCCGCGCGGCCGATGCCGCGGCGGCGGCCACCTGGCGGACGGCATCGGCGCGGCGCGACAGCTCCTGGCGCAGCGGGGGCAGGCCGGCGTCGAGGTCGGCCAGCTGGCGGCGCAGGTCCGCCTCTTCGCGCCCCAGCGCCGCCAGCCAGGCCGCCAGCTGAGGGCCGGTGCCGTCGCCTGCGGCGAGCAACTCCTGGCGCCGGTCGGGGGTGCCGTCGAGGTAGCGGGCCAGCCGGCGGCGCTCGCGCTCGGCGTCGCTGACGCGCCGGTGGGCCGCCTACCATGCGGTTTGCTCGGCCGAAGCGCGGACGCGCTCCCGGATGGCGCTCAGCAGGTCGGTGCGGCGCCGGGCTTGCTCGCGCCCCAGGACCGCGGGGGCGTCCGGGTCGAGGGTCAGCTGCAGGGTAAGCGTCCAGCCGCCGGGGCCGGCGTCGAGGCTGCAACACTGCGGCACGGCCGGGCCGACGTGGGGGCGGACGACGCGCGGCCGTGCCGCA